GTTGCTTGGAGAAGGTCAGCCGTGACTATCTCAAGTTCGGTAATGGAGCTGTACAGATGTTGCCCAATCAGGCAGGTTCGCAGATTGTCGGATTGAATCCGCTCAATGCAGTCTATTACCGATATACTGTGCCCGATGAATGGGGTGCTTGCAAGTGCATCGTCTCAAGTGACTGGCCAGATGTACCGGGTACACATCAGAATGGTAAACCGTCCATTCTTCCTTGTCTGATGGATTATGACCCCGACTTACATGTAGAATGGCTCAAGGCGGCAGGTAAACTTGATAAGCCGTTCGTCTTTCCGGTACGTGATAGCTGGTCTAATGATGACTATTACGGCGAGCCGATTTGGTTACCTTCTTACGTTCTTGGTTGGGTGGATATCGCTCACATGGTGCCACAGTTCTTGAAGAAGGCATACCAGAATCAAATCACATGGAAATGGCACGTGCAAATCCCATATTCCTATTGGGAGAAGAAATTTCCGCCACAGGATTATAAAGATGTCGAAGCTCGCAAGATGGCCATCAATAAACACATGGATGAAATCGAAGCGAATCTTTGTGGACTGGAGAATGCCGAAAAACCGCTGTTTACCCATTACGCCATCAATGAAGCCAATGGCAAGATTGAAGAAGAATGGAAAATCACTGCACTCGACAACAAGTACAAGGGTGGTGAGAACTTGGTTACTTCGGCTGCTGCCAACTCCGAAATCCTCTTCTCCTTGATGGTGAACCCGAATGTGTTGGGCGCAGGTATGCCGGGCGGTTCCTATGCAGGTAATCAAGGTGGCAGCAACATCCGTGAGGCATTCCTGGTCAATATCGCCAATGCTTGGATTGACCGGCAGAATATCCTTGACCCAATCAAAATGATGCTTCGTGTAAACGGCATCAAAGATGTGGAACTTCGTTTTCGCAACACGATATTAACAACCTTGGATACCGGTGCAGGTACCCAAAAAACATTGAGTTGATATGGTTTTTTCAAAAGAGAAATGGAATAATGCTGATGAGCTGAACAAGTTCATTCCTGTATCTGCAGCGCTTTCTTTTGAATCGGTGCAATCATCCTTGAAGGATGCATGGAGATTGTTTGTTCTTCCGCTGTTGGGCGAACCCTTGACAGAAGAAGTAGAAGCCTATTACGAGGATGATGCCCCGACGGCTTTGCAGTTGAAGGTACTTGAAGAGTGTCAATGTGCCGTGGCCAACCTTGCTTTCTGGTACAATTATCAGGAGTTGAATGTCCGTATCTCTGACCAAGGGATGCATCGCCAGGAGTCCGATGGTTCGTTCAAACAGACCTTCAAGTATCAAGAGGACCAACTTCGGGCATCATTCAAGAATAAAGGCTTTAATGCTTTGGATAGACTCATTGAAATCTTCGACAAAAACAAGAAGGATTTTCCGCTCTACGAACAATCGCCGGCATACGCTTCGCGCAAGTCAGCCATTGTCCGGAGCACAGCCGAAGTAGATGCCAATTATTTCATCAATAAATCGCATCTGATTTTCCTTCGTCTGAAACCGATTTTCAAGTTTGTCGAAGAGACGGTGCTGCCTTCGGTGTTGGGGTATGAATTGAACAAAGCTTTGATGGTAGCCATCAAGGATGGCCAAGATAAGATAGGTGATACAACCACCGAAGAGTTCCGCTTGCGTTGTGCCTCTTTCGTGGTACTCAAGTCCATTGCCCAATTGATTAGACAGACGGGTTCTTTGACCGATAGAGGCTTGTATTTCGCTCAATTGAATGAGGGCGACGGCAATCTGTCAGCAAGGCCCGCAAATAAGGAGGCTGCATTATCAAGGGTTGCTGAAGTTGAACAACAAGCCGAAGCCTACCTCAGTCAGCTGATGAACTTCATCCAGTTCAGTTTACCGGATTATTACAAGGGCAGACAATCCGATGTGTTGAACCGAGACAATAACCATAAACGTACCATGTTCTTATGAGAGAAGTCGAATTCAAATATAAAAAATGGGGTACCATGCGTTCCATCAAGCGGACACTTCCCACGAATTATGCAGAAATGACACCTGCACAGTTCTTGGCGACAGTCCGTTTGTCCAAAGGTTGGATCGATGAACGCGAGTTCTTCCTTCAGTTCTTTGGACTGACCGACAAGCTGTTGGCCAGAATGGATGCGTTTCAACTGTATAGCTTGACCGAAACCTTGGGCTTTCTCAAGCAGATAAAGGCAGCTTGTCATAACTTCTATTGTGAAGAACTGTCCGGCAAACTCTTGGCTCCAGCAGAGAAATTAAGCGGCATGTCCTTTCAGCAGTTCATGACTGTGGACACTTATTTCTCTTGGTTTCTTGTGACAGAAAAGGAGCAATACTTGGATGCTTTCATTGCAGCTCTTTATCTCAAGCGTAATGAATCCTACTTCAAAGAAGAGGGGATGACTGTCCTCGATATGACATCTCGAATTCCTGAAGTCCATAGTATCCACATGGATTTGAAATATTCCATTCTGGTGAATTGGGTGCTAATCAAGTCCTGGTTGTCTTCGGCTTATCCGTTCCTGTTCCCTGAAGGCGAAGCTTCGCCCAATTCTAAAGGTGACAAGGTCAAGGGTAAACCCGTTGACTGGTTAGGATTGTTCGATGCTTGGGTAGGTGATAATGTGGCGAGTATGGAAGCATATCGCAGACTTTCATGCATGGATGCTATCCGCATGTTGAACCGAAAAATCAAGGAGGCCAACAAATGACTTTCGAAGAATACATTGAAGAACTTTGCAGACAGCATCCGCACATCCTTCATGAAGTGGATGACAAGTGCCATTTCTCTTGTTTGGCTGATGATGCCCAAACAAAGTTAGCTCGTAATATGCACTATCCATGTGTCGTTGTAGATACGGGTGATTTTGCGTTCAATGGCTCGGTGGGTAATGTATTGATGAATACGGAATATTCCATCATGTTCCTTACCCATGTACGTGATACAGGTTATTCGGTAGAAGTGTTGGTTTCCTTCGCTAAGATGAAGCGTTTGTTATTGGACTTCCTTCGTAAAATCAGCCGCGACAAGAAGAAGCCGGAGCTTCGGCAAATGCTTGGCCGATTTTCAGTTGTCGGTTCTGAGGGGCATCGTGTCTATTTCAAGGATTCCGGATTGTATGGTTATGTGCTGTTCCTGAATACAGACGAGTCTTTCAATGATGCGGATTGTGAACAAGTTTTTAAAGATTGATTATGGCAGCAGATAGGGCTTATTTGAAGCAGCAAGCGGAACTTATCCGTGACGAATATCGCAAAGGCGCTAATACCGCTAGTCGTGTTGGTGCTTTGCTCGTGGCAATGGTTGAAGCATTGTCTGACGCGGATATTGAAGTTCTGTCTGATGTGTTCCTTCGTAAAGACAGGGCAGATGTTACACAATTCCTCATCAAACTCTTAGGCGGTGCCGAGTTCGGTGATACTATTGATTCCATGAATGCGGGTCGGGGGACTCTTATAACGCCTGACGGTCGTATTCAGACTGACCGGCTTGAAGTCCGTGGTAGCGCACATTTCATGGAGTTGGTTATCAATCGTCTGTTGGCGCAGGAATCGGACTTCGTTTTTACCGAATCCGGACACATAGAGAATGTACAGATACTTGAAGAGGATACTTACCTGCTGACTCTCCGCAAGCGTTGGCAATATGACTTCACAGCTTTTGATGAATATGATGTTGTCTATGGTAGCATGAACACGCTGCTTGTTGACGGCAGCTATTTCACTTCGTGGTTCCGTGTCCTGTCAGTTGATACCTCGGCCAATCAGATAACCGTTGCACTCTATCCGGATGATGAAGTACCCGGTGGCGTGAATTATGCGCCTGCAGTGGGCATGAACATCAGCCGACGGGGCAATGCCGTCAACGAAGAGCGTCAGAACTGCTGGTACATCTCCGCACGTGAGGGTACGATCATGTACCTGACAGGTGTGACCAAACCCATCCTTGAGGAGTACAACTACAGCGCATGGCTCGGTCTTCCCAAGAATC